AGGCCCACATTGCGGGGCATGCGCTCGGCCATTTCGATCGCTTGGCCGAATTGCGAGTGGCTTTTGAGAAGGTGCCAATCGCCGAGGAGTTTGCCGCCCTCGATGCGGAAATTTTCCAGATACCCCGCCACGGCATCCGCGCCGGTGCGGTGATTCCACTTCACGGGAACCGTGCCGAGCTTTTCGGCACATTCTTTAATTTGAGATAGGGTGGTGCTATCGACTTCGAGATCATGCCCACGGGCTTTGATGCCCGAGGTGATCACCGAGACGCCGTAGATGATCCCATTGGCCGGATCGACCTTCTGGGTAATGAAGGGAGCGAAAAATTCTTTGAGGTCTGCCATGCCCCTTTCCGGGGCGCGTCAACAAAAAGACTATTCTTCCTCGTCTTCCTCGTCGTTTTCCTCTTCCCCGCCGCCCTCGATACAGCCCCTGATCTGATCAATCATCCCATCTACCGTGAAGGAATTGCCAAATTTGAGCGTCACAAAACGCGTCTCGCCGCCTTCCTCCCACGAAAAGATGCCGACACCGGCATCAAAATGCTCCGCAAAGCGACCCTGCAACTGCACAACAACCTCACTTCGATCGGAAGGCTTGCCGCGCGGCGACATATTTAATCCTCCAAGATGATGTCTCTTTTCTTGAACGAAGCCAGGGAAGGATTCGTCGCGGAGCCATTCTCCCACTCCACCGTGAAAACCGATTTTCCCGCATGAACGATCCTGCCGGAATTCCCTCGGCGCGACCTTACTGCCATGCCCACCGCAGGCTTGAGCACCTGGCGCTTGGCTTTCTTGGCAGGCTTGGGAGCTTTTTCTTCGGGATGCTTGCCCTTCTCACGATACGCCACGACCTTGATCAACTCCTTGTTGAGCTTGCTCCAGATCACCACGTCTCGCCGCTCGATCTTCTTGGAAGTGATCGCACTTTTCAAAAGAGACTGCACTTTATCTTCATGGCACTCCAAGGCCTCGGCCACATGCTCGCGCTTTTGCCACCCCTGCTTGGCATAAGTCTCCCACATGTATTTCGGATCACTCTCATGCTCCTCGACCATTTGTTGCTTGACGATGCGCTTCCAAAGATTTGCCATATTTTTAAGGTTTTTTTTCCGTGCCCTTGAGCAGCATTCCCGCATAGCTCACGCCATCATTGATCGTGACATTGATCATCTGAAACGCGCCCGTCTTGCGGGAAATGAATCGAATCAGATAGCCATGCGTCCACTCGGTCGGGCGCGTATTCGCATAGAGTGGCTGCCGCTTGCAGAGACAGCCGGGATTCCACGCCGAAATGAGGCCCAGCCCTGGGATGTTTTTCGGCTTAAAGCTCGCGCGGTGCGTGTCGAAGTAACAGATATTGCCCCCCGCTTTCGCCATCGCCACCTCCGCCGCATCGCGGGCGTTTGAGATTTTGTGGACAAAATACATTTTATCCATCTTCACCCAGCCCGGCACATCGCAGTCGCCATGCGTCTTGCCCTGGTGGTAGTATTTGATACCCCGCTCGGCGAGCTTCAGAACATGCTCGGCGCAAAAAGTTCGGCGCAGCAAGTCGATGTCCTTGTGATGCGCAAGGCGTTGGGTGAGCGCCCAGCGTTCCACGCGCCACTCATGATTGCCTTCGATGTAATGAATGTCGCCGCAGTTCGAGTAGTGCGCCACGGCATCCAGCAAATCATTCGCCACACGAACATCGTCCTCGTAGCTATCCTCCGTCTCAGCCACATAGCCGAGCGTGTGGTGCTCCGCCAAAAACCCGCCGCAATCAATAAAATCCCCGCCGATCACAATGCGATCGGGCTGCAAAGTCTTAAGATCCCCGAGAAAAGCCGAAAAAGCCGCTGGGTCATGCTTATTCCCGTGCACATCCGAAAAAATCACTTCCACAATGTCGCCCGCTCCCGACTTGGGCGAAGTCGGCTTCGCCTTCACGATCGGGCGAGTGCCCGTGCGCGCCCGCTCGAGCGCCCGCACCGTCTCCGCGTGCGCCTTGCGCTCCGCATCAAGGTCGGCCAGAGCTTGGTCGAGCTTCGATTTATGATCCGCCGCTTGCGCGGCCTGCGCCACCGCGCCCCATTGGGTTGTTTTTTTCATAAAGTTATTTTTGGGGTTCCTTACTCATTTCTTCATCGCCTCCGCGTTGCGCTGGCGGCGCATTTCATTCGCCAGCTTGAGTTCCTTATTCACGCTGCGGTCCCTTTGATCGTGCGGCAATCGTGTGGTAAACAAGATTTCCCCCCAGCACGGCAGTAGGGGCCAGCGCTAAAGCCGATACGACCTTGCCGGGATGCGACTTTAAAATTCGAGCCACCTTGTTGCCTATGTGCGCGGTATTGTCGGCGTGCTCACCCTTCCAGAGCTTCTTGCCAAGCGATGCCGCCCGACTTGCGGACTCCGACCTCAATGCAGGAGATGCCGCAAGAATTCCTGGCGCAGCCACTGCATACGGCCACATGCCAGTAGATTCATCTCTTTTTTCCCGGTGCACGCGCGCCTGCCGCCGTGAAATGTCCGCATTCGTTTCGTGATAGGTGATGGAATTCAATTCCACACTCTTGGCCGCGAGCTCATGCAATTTGAGCCGGATATTCATTCGACATACTTTCTAGTGAACCCGCCGCCAGCAGCATAACTGCCAAGGGTCGCGTTTTTCAGTTTGATCTCATTCTTGGTGCGCGGATTGGCATGACGCCAAGCCCGCTCCTCTGGCAAAAGAGTGTTCTGCAAATACTCTCGCGAGTCCCAAGTGCTCTCGCCATAGCGGGGATACACTTTTTCAAAGTCGCCGTGGGTTTTATAGTCCTTGCCATGCCCTTGCTCGTGACGAATCACAATTTTAGGAACTCGCTTGGGAGAGACGATTACCCCCTTATCGCCATACGGCAAAAAGGCAGCATTTTCCCCCGAGCGAATTCCACCCGTAGCCAAAGCCGCCCCGTGGCGTTTAAAGAACCCAACTTTCTGCTTCTTCAATTCCCCTGCTACCCCCATATAAGACGAGGCGATAGGAATATTGCTCTTAATCGACTCAACAGGCACGGCGTCTGTCTGCCATGATTCACGCATAGCGTGCTGCGCCTCTCGCATTTGACGTCTCCGTTCCTTACTCCCATGAGGGTCTGCCAACATCGAGCCGCCCGCCCCCCCAGCGATAGCCCCCGCTACACCCAAACCTGAGCCAGCCTTCAACTTTGCAGCCAACCCCATTCCCGCAAGCGCCCCAACCGCCGACCCGGCAACGCCCCCCACAATATGCCGCTTGCGACCAGGATGCTCGATGTAGTTGCCCGAAATGTCGTCCACACTGATTTCCTTGGCAAATTCCACGCTCCGCGCCGCCAACTCCCTCAGCTTGCCAAGGTCAGTTTCAAATAAATACCTTGCCCGACCCGCGCGGAAGATCGCGCTCCCGACTTTTTTAAATGTCGGAAAGGTCGTGAGTTGGGTTTTAATCGCTTGCCCAGCTCGGCCCACTCTCGCCGCCGCAACCCTCGCGCCACGAGCCGCCTTGCGAGCCTCCCCGGAAGTCTTGAGCGCATCATCCGTGAGTGTCTGCGCACTCTTGGCCGCCGCCTGCGCACTCTTGGCCGCCTGCGACCCCTGCCATCCCGCATAAGCCACACCTGCCCCAGCGCCCAAAGCGCCCACACCGATCGCCGTATTGCGAAAATCCCTGCCAAACTGACCGGGTTGCGCGGGTTGCGGAGCGTAGGGATCGTAGGTCTGGCGAGCCAGTTCACGGAGGCGGAGTTTTGTATTCATAGAAAATTGCTGATGTGGCACGGATTCCTCTACGCCATTGCGGACGCCGCGCATTCGGCGGATCTTTTCGATCAGGGAGAGTTTGCGCTGCTCGATGACTTGAGGGTTATAAGCCGTGGAAGTCGTATTGGCATCAATGCCATCGATGCTTTGAGAGGCAAATTGGCCTTGGTTATTTCGAGGTCTCGGATCCATAGTAAGATTTAAGCAGCATCAACGACTCCGAAAGGAGTTCCAGAAGCAGGACGAATTACCGGCTTTACGGGCTTCTTCGGCAAAAAGCGTGAAGGCACAAGGGACTTTCCGGAAACGAGGCGCGATCCAGCAATCGTCAATACCCCGCCGCCAACAGCGCTGGCGAGCAGCCCCGCCTTCCAGAGCTTGCGCTCGTTCTCGGTTTTCTCATGCCATTCCTTCGGTCGGCGCTCGCGGCGGCGGCTGCCAGGAGCAAAGACCCGAGCGGACCGCCCTCGCGGATCGCGGACATCCCAGCCTTGATCCTCGGCATAGGCATCCAGTTCGCGGAGCTTCTTTAATTTGGCGGAAAATCTCCTGCGAGTGATATTGGTGGCAGTCTTCATGATCGCTCCCCCAATCTCAGCGAGATGGTCTTTGGTGGTCTTGAGACCAAGCTTTGTGTTATCGTAGGCTTTGCCGATCTTGGTATCAGGGTTGTTATGAGCGTAGCGCACGGCGCCGAGGCCACCAAGACCCGCGACCGTCAAGCCGACCTCCGTGGCTTTGTTTTGAAACCAGCTTTTCTCCCACTCGCGCTTTTTCATGCGCCCACTGGCATCACGCTGGCGAGGAGCGCCGCGCATCTCATCAAAAACATCGCGGGTGAGCCTGCCGCCGCGTTGGACTGTGACGCGCTTTTTTGCCGCATCGCGAGCCACCGCGTTCCAAAGCTGCGGAGTATTCGCCTCCCACCGATCACGCAATGCCTCGCCAGTAAGTGGATCCTTCTTGACGCGCCCCTGGCTATCGCGTCTCGGGGTATACATCGGGCGGTCAGTCGCCCAACCCAGTGGCGTATTCGCAAACTGCGAATCCTGCGGCCCCCCATCCCAGCGAGCCTGATCGCCGCGACCGAAAAACTTGATCGCCCGAATTTTGCGCCCCAACTCTTTCTTGAGATCCTTACGCAGATTGCGGATGGAATCGACTTGTTGCCCCTCGTCCGCGCCCATGCCGCCGCCGTAGATGCCGCCGCCGAGAGCGCCGATCCCCGCCGCTCCCGCGATAGGCGTCTTGCGAAGCCACATAGCAGGCCGCGAGAAAGGTTCGGTTTTTTTAGAAGCAGCGACGAGCGCCCTGGCACCGCCTTTGGTTTTGCGGAGCAAAAGCGCCCCGGCAAGCCCAGCTCCTGCACCTACCAACGAGCCGCCGATAGCCGCCCGCTTCATAAAGGGAGCCGACTCCTCCGAGCGGGGATCGCCCACGATCTTACTGCCGAGCAACGCCCCGCCACCGACGATTCCCGCCGAGGCCAAGCCTAGCTTACCCGCCGTCTTCGCCGCGCTACGGAAGCTCGCCCCGCGCTTGAGTAGAGCCAGAGAACCCAACGCCGCCCCGCTCCCAAAGCCCGACAACGCAGCGCCCACATAGGGGTTTAGACCGCGTTTCTCACGCTTGTTGTTTTTTTCAAAATATCTCACGGCGCAAAATTCCTTGAAACTCCTACGGTTAATTTTCGCCGACAACCCCTTGAGCCGTCTCACGCCGAGCCAGGCGGCGGTGCCAAGTCCGGCCAAAGCAGGAACGGCTTCAGCGCGTTTCGCGCCACGGCTGCGCTCGCCGTAGATGTCGCGGGTCGAGTCGGTGGCCGTGCGAGTTCCGATGACTCCCACGCCACCGATGCCCGCGCCAATGAGGGCGCGTTTGCCTCGGGAGAGTCGCCCACGGAACATCAAACCAGCCAATGCCCCTGCACCGCCAGCGCGCAAGATATTCGCATCACGGCGATCCAAATCCTCGTCGCGGAGCTTTTTGATAAAGCGGTCCTTCGCCACCTTGCCGGTGAAGGGTATGCCGCCCTCGTCGGTCTGAAAATTGAAATAACGGATACCGCGCAAGGCGGCGGCCAACGCTTTCTTGTTACCTTTCTTCTTTTCGCGGCGAGCCTTGACTTGGGCGGCAAGCTTGTCAGCGCGAGAAAGTGGCGCGACATTTTTTGCTTTCTTGGAAGGCTTTGAGGGCTTCGCACCCTTTATTCCGCCGTCTGCATGAAGTTTGTTGTAAGCCGCGATTTCGGAAGCGCGCTCGTCAGGAGTTTTGCCAAGAAGCGGGGCCGTGGTCTTGCCATCCGGCGAAGTCCAATACTCTTTCTTGGGAGCAGAGGACTTGGCTTTCTTTGCAGTTCCTCCTATTTCCTTGGCGAAATCATCCGCTTCGGCGGCAATCGTGGCATTCACTTTAGCAACATCACGCGCCCCCTTGGCCGAAACCGCTTCGGCGGCACGAGACTTCGCCTCACCCGCCACTCCTTCAGTAGTTTGCTTTCTCGCTATTTGCCGAAGCCCCTCACTCGCATTCGTTGCGGCTTCAACGGGTTTCGCGGGGGCGGCAGGCGATGCAGGCGCAGCATTGCCTGCGGCCTTCGCTCGGCGCTCGGCTTGCTGAGCCTTACGCAACTGAGCCGGTGTCAGCTTGCGGGGCGGCTTGGAAGGAAGCGAAGCAAGTCGCTCCTGCACTTCAGCGGCGGCATCCGCCTCACTGATCGCTCCGCTCTTGGCGAGATTATCGACAACCGCCGCCTCGGGAGCGATTTTTGATTTTTGAGCCGCGACCTTGATGGATTTATCTGCTGCGGATGGCGAGGGCTGTATCGGCGCAGGTGCAGGTGGCGGAGCGACAGGCGCGGGAGGTGGTGGGGCCGACGCTGGTTTTGACTTGACAGACTTTGGCGCAACAACCTTCCCCTTCGGAGCCGAAACAGGCGCAGCAACGGCACTTTTCGCGGCACGCAAAGTCGAGATTTCGCGCTCCAGATCATCGGCCCGACGAGCAGCCGCCCCAATACCCGCCTTAAACAAACCCCTTCCCACTAACGCGCCACCGCCAAGCAATCCTGCCCCCACTAGTCCCGCCTTGATCAATCCATGGCGGCGCTCCTTGGCTTGCTCCTCGCGAAAATCCTTACCATAAGGATTTCCATAGGGATCTGGATAGTAAGAGCGAAATTCCCTAAGCTTGGCGAGTTTTCGAGACAAGTTCTTCATGCTATGCCCTTCTGCTGTCAATTTGGCCGCGCTCAGCAACCGCATCTGCCCATTGTCATCTAGCCACGGCCCTGGCTTGCCTCCATTCGCACGAAGGATTTCCCGCAATTTGGACTTCGCATCCTCCCAATTCGCAGGATCAGCAACCGGCGTGGCCTTGGGAGCCAAGTGCGGTTTCTTTTTAAAAAGGAGACTCTTCTCGATGGCCTTACGGATTAACTCGCTCATAGAATCACCATTTGACGGTATTTGACCAATGTGCCGCGCTCATTTTGCCCTTGGCGATGTTCTTCGCATGGCGGGCCTTGAAGGACTCCCGCCGCTTGCGGTAGGAATCGGACTCGCCTTTTTTACGCGGACTGCCCGAGACTCCTTGCTGGCCGAACCGGATCGTCTTCACTTGATCGCCGGACTTCGCCACGACCACATGGGATTTTGTAGGATGGTTCGGAGTGCGCTTGGGTTGATTAAATCCCGACACGCCCGCGCGTTCAAGGCGCGGGTCTTTAAATTCTACGAGTCGTTCACTGCGAGCCGCCAGCTCGCGCAGGGTTTGTTTATGCTTTTCCATAATTAAATCCACTTTTCCAAATTTTTGCCGCGAGATAATTTTTTTGAATCTGTCGGCGATCTGCTGTTTGCCGCCAGAAATAAGCCTCCGCGCGCTCCATTTCGAACTTGAGACGCTCCCCCCACTTCATCTCCCTCCAGTCGACAGAAGATTGATGCGCCTTGAATTGCTTGGCTTGATTAGCCGAAAGGCAGCCCGTGCCTCTCAAAGAAGTTTTACCTGCCAAGCTGGGGCGAGAACGCTTTTTCTTCATTCCCCGAAGGGCGCGTGGTCAACAGCGCCAACACTCAAATCGAACCCTTAGCACTGAGCACGGCCTTAAATGTCGGAAACAGCCGCTCCACAAGACCTCTGCCGGGCCTTCTTCGATTTTCTGCGGCGTAGGCGCCCACCTCGGCGACATATCGCTTGATCGGGTTCATCATGCCTCTCACATAGGACTTCCCTTGGGAGGCCGCTTTGGCCCTTTGGATCGAGTGGATCAGTTCGTGCCTCAACACGCTGCGCTTCGCATCCGCTGCGCGAGTCAAGCCGTTTTCTTCGGCAATCGCTCGCCAGCCTCCTTTCGTGGTCTTCTTGAGGCCGACTGAGATGACGCCGCCTTTTCTGGCTTTGGCTATTGCCGCTTCTTGGCCCCGAGCAAAGCTTTCTCCTTGGTTGTTGAGCCTGAATGCCTCGGGAGCCTCGTATGCGCCCTCCCCTCTCGGTAGCCTGCGGTCGCCATAAATGTATGGACGCGAATATTTGAGGGGATGCCCCAGTAGCCCAAACTCGCGCAAGCGCAGCTTCGCGGAGAGATCGTAGCCTGACACAGGATCATTGATCCAGTTTCCTTGATCCTTGATGAGGCTACAGGTGTTTTTCGCATTTTTCTGTAGTGGCTTACATTCCCTCCAAACTTACTGAGCAACGCCTCCGCGTTATTGTCGGCCTTTAACTCGCTTTTCCACCTCGGCACATCACCCGACTTAAGTATTTTTCGTAAACTTTCACGATCCCTGTGTGCCCCGCTTCGTGCCACAAAACATTTAGATCACTACCCTTTCCGACCGCAATATGGTGATGCCCCGCATCAGGGCCATAGGGAACATAAGTTGCTTGGTTTTTTTGAAGCACACCCCCACCTCCAAACATCACACGGTCTACTTTTCGGCGACCATCTGGATACAACCACCGCAAAAGCTTCTTTGTAGCAGAGATAGGTTGTCCAAACTCGCGCAAGCGGAGATTGTAAATGGCCTCCCTCATTTCTTCCCCTCCGCGCTCTCCGTGTCCTCTGTGGTCAATCCCTTCTTCTGCACCGGCCCATCGGGGATCATCTTCTCCGCCGCATTGCGCTCCACACCATAAAGGTTCATCAAATTGATAATCGCGCTCTCGCGATCCAATATCCCTTCGCCAACATTTTTCAGCAACTCCAAAAGCGGCTTCACATCCATGCCTTGAGGAACAAGGCCAGGAGGCGGCGGCTGGGGCGGCTCGGCCATGGCGGCGAGGGCTTGGGTCGGATTCGGAATCCGTTGATTGAAAAGTTCGATCGGCACACCTGTCTCAGTGGCGACTCGCTGCATATAGGCCACCTCGCTGGCGCTGCGGCGCACCACTTCCTCGAAGCTCTGGCCCGTCTCGGAGATCAAATCCGAGGCCGTGACGAGTCCGCTTTGGAGCATCTGCAAATTGGCCGAGGTGTCATGCCCGTAGTCTCCCGTGAGCGAGCGCCCGAATCCCCACCGCCCATTGCGCCATTGCGGGTGCGGCGGCAACTCGCCCATGCCGATGCCGTAGCCAATCACGGCATCACGGACGGGATTCAACGCCCGCTCGCCGACGAGTTTTTGCAGGCGGCGAATGCCGCGCATGGCCTGAGCGATCTCGATGCGCCCTGTGTGACCGCTGAAAGCCGTCATGTCGTAAAGGAAGCCGTAGGGCATATTCAGCCCGCTCGAAATTTCGCGAACCAACACCTGCACCAGCGCCATGAACGCCCCGCCTGGACGATTCGTGCCGGGCGCAAAAGTGATGTCTTCGCCTGCCGCGAGCTTTTGGATTTTCCCTGGGGCCACTTCCATTAAGCCCATGTTCGTCTGTGACTTGCTTCCCATGGTCGTGCCATTCCACGCACTCACGCCGCCATCGCCCCGAGTCGGATCGGGCGTCTTGAGGAATCCCGCATAGCCCGCTTGCCACTTCGCGGCGGTTTTTTCAAATTGGTAAATCTCGTAGAGGTCGCGGGCGGGCGCAATCGCCGTAGCCAAGGCTGTGACGCCGCGATACTGATCCACTCTTTGAGGGTCAAAGATATGAATGAACTGATCGGCAGGAATCTCGCGGTCAAACGAATACATCGCCGTGCGGCGGTCGCGCTTGAAGATTTTGTAGCTGAGCGGGCGGCCCACAGGATCCACTAAAATCCCGCCGATATTGCTATCCTCGCCGGGGGCAATCGGGTTGTTCGGGTCGCCGATTCGATCCGCTTCGATCGGTTGAATTTTAGGCACTTGCTTACCATCCTCATCCACCGAGACAATATGCCAGCCGTGATCGCCATCCACGATCATCGCCCACACCATCATATTCACCAGATCGCCGAGTCGGTGACGCCCC